CACAGTTTGAAAACTAAACTCTTTATCACACTTGTTTATAAACTCTAAAGTCTTTTCGTGCTCTTGACCTGTATTAGCAAAAATTACTATGACATTTTTCCATTGGTCTTTGCTTTCAAGTAACTTTTTTGTTAAATAGCCAGAAGTTCTGCCGCCGCTAAAAGAAATAACCAAGGTTTGTTGTTCTTGATTCATCACACCTCGTGCCACTCTTTGCCTTCAAACAACAAGCTTTCTGCCTCTCGTCTACGAATAAGGCCTTCTAAAGTTTGACCACCAGCTTTGTTCCATCGACGCATCTCGAAGGGCACTTTTGAATAATTTCCAGCGTTTAATTCTTTGAGCATCGTGCTAGTTTTTAGGTTTTGCGGACCCAAATTAAATGTCCACGAAATTAAAGCGTCTCTTTGGTTTTGAGAAATATCAACCTCAACGTACTTATCAACATATTCCTCAAATTCTGCAAGGTCTTCTTCTAACATTTGGTCTGCTTCTTCTTGCGTACAAGTGTCACCTTCTTTTACGCCTTTTGTATGCCCAAAACCTATAGTAATTACGTCAGCACTACAGCGATAACTTTCAAGCTCACAGCCTTCAAATTTTTTAATAAGAGCCTTTCCCTCTTCTGATATTTTCATGTTATTTTCCCCATACTTTGATTTTTTTGCCGCCGTGATATTGAACGGCATGGCCCTCATTGATAAGTATTTGACAAATATCTTTGCCATCTTCCGTATAAGGGATACCCAAAATTCTACCATATTTACCTTTACCTAAAGATTTGACTTTGAAACTACCTTTGCAAAGCTCTGCCAATCTTGCTTTTGCCGCTTTACCCATAATTTTTTCTTTGGCTCTTTCTGGGTATCGCTTTGTGTTAATCCTAGATTCGGGGGTGTCAATTCCAGAAAGACGAACACGCTGTTTGTGTAATTTTACATCGAACCCCAGATCGAGGACGCAATCAAAGGTGTCTCCGTCTATAATTCTGTCGAGGGTAGCGTTGTAAACAAAAGCGTCTGGTGCATTACTCATTTTCATTCTCCTGTTCTACAGAAGCTTCTTTGTCTTGTTCTCTGTAGTATTCAATTATTGCTAAAACATTAGTTATGTATCTTTTTAACTCAGCCATATTCATGCTTAACGACTCATATCCCTGTGTGCTGAGAGCGTAGTACGCTTCCGGCGGGGCCTTGCCTTCTTCTACTAATTTCAAGTATTCAGCCATAAGTTCTGGGGTGAGAACCCTCCAAGTCAGATCTTGCATATTTACTTCAAGCGGCATCGGAGGGTGGTACATCGGTGCGGGCAAAGTGATAGTTTTTACTTCAACCGGTTGCGTACGCGGCAGCAATGAACAGCTGCACATGAGGAAAGTCAAACTAATCAGTAACAGGCTTTTCATCAAACATATTTGGGTTTGTTAGCTCCACAAAGTCAAGGCCGACTTTTTTGGTGCCTCTGTTAATTACGTTTTCTATCAAGCCAGGCTTGGCTAATGCTAGGTTTCCGAGGCTGTGTCTTTGGAAGGTGTTTCTGAGCTGGTTTACTTCTCGCATTGCTTCTTGGTTTTGCGCAGTAAGGGCGTTGATCTGCTCCGTAGTTTCTCTTTGTTTGGCCAAGTAGTTATCTATCGATGCGTTTTGCTCTTCAATCTTGCCCTCTAAAATAATAGAGTTAGCCTTCAATGTGGCTATCTCGTTCGCTTGATACTTTATGTAAAAAGCAGAACCGCCAGCGACCACAATTAAGAGGCCGGTGGCAATTGCTGCAAGTTTGAATCCCATGTATACACCCTCAGTTTACTTTCTTTCCCTTTTACTTTAATCGGTTTTAGTTCTTTTAGCAAATATTTGCAAGCTTTTGCACATTCGTATCCTATAATTATATCAACTCCAACTGCTTTTGTGCTGCTTTCATACCTGGCAGCTTCGTTGACACAATTTCCGATTGCTGTGTAATCGAACCTAGTATTTGACCCCATATTCCCAACACAGGCTGATCCAGATTGGATGCCCACACCTATAGCAATTTCTTGGTCCATCGTTTCATTGAGTTTTTTGATTCGTTCCTGGATTCTTACCGCAGCTTCTATTGCTCTGTCTTCATGCCTGGCTAAATCCAAAGGTGCCGAAAAGATGCCCATGCAAGCGTCCCCGATAAATTTGTCAATCATTCCTCCTGAACGCTGTATTTCTTCGACTTGGATCGTCAGAGTGGTATTCATTATGTTTGCTACCTCTTCTGGCGTCATTTTTTCGCTCATAGACGTAAAACCACGAAGATCTGTAAACAAAAACGTGCAATAACGCGATTCACCACCTAATTTAAGCAAATCAGGCTGTTTTTGGAGCTGTTTGACTTGTCTAGGGTCCAAATAATGCTCGAATTGCTTCTTAATCTGCTGTCTAAGCTTAAATTGTTGCCTAAAATTGAGGTAAAACGCTGTAGAAGCCGTCAAAAACTGCGAAATTAAGGCCCAGCTGACATCTATAAGCATACCTTGCTGTATAAGGTACACTCCACCATACCCTGTAAGAGCAAAAACAACAGCAAACGAGCTTATACCTAGGGTAATGCCTAAATTAAGCACCAGAAGCCATGTAAGGGCTACTGTGGCCAATAATATGGCCAATTCAGCCGCCAGTGCATAACCTGGCACATAAGGGCTGTTTTCTATGAGTATGCTTTCTGCCAAAGCGGCTTGTATTTTGTGTGGTTCCATTAACCCAGCTGGCGTTGACAGCTGCGGCATGATGCCTTTTGCTGTAAAACCAACAAATACAAACTTTCCGGCAACGTCCATTTCTGCAAGATCAGTTTGTGGAGTATTCACGAAACTTATCCACTTGCGCCCCAATGGGTCTACTTTGACTGGATTAAGGCCTTTTACTCGTATTTCTGATAATCCATTATCACTGGTATTTATAATGTAAGTATCTGCCTCGGCCAATATTTTAAGAACCTCGGTACCAAAAGCGGGCACCCATCCGTCTGGTGTGCGCATTAAAAGCGGCAAACGTCGAACCAGTGAATCTATTTCTGGTCTAGCCACAGCAATGCCTTGGCTGGCGTTTTGTTTTAAGATCTCTATGTTTTGTATGACACCCTCTACATTGATGCCACCCACATCGTCGCCAAGTATGACCGTGCCTGTTGTTGGTGGGTACTCGTTATTGTCGTTTTCAAACATAGCCAAGACACTGGGACCGTATGAAAGGGCTTCTGCAAACTGAGCATCACCACCGAAACGGTCTGGCTGCGGAAACGCAATAACATATCCCACGCCCATAGCGCCTTCATTTAGTAAGTCTACCTGTATCCTGGCTAGTGTTTGTCTGCTTAGAGGATAGCCACCCTCTTTTTCTATATCGGCTTCTGTAATATTCAATATGGTGAAATAGCCGCTTGGTTGTTGATTTGGTATTAGCGCGTCAAATGTTTTTAGTTTAAGAACCTCATAAGGTGTAATTTCATAAACTACCGGCAAGCTCAAAGCGGCCAATATAATTACAAGCAACCACTTTCGCATTATTGTTGAGTTATGCTAATTGTTTTATTGCAGTTTGACGTGCAGTTAAAAGTTACAGAGTAAGACTGATTTGTGGCACCTTTTTGTATGACGTTAACATCATAATCATTGGTGTAAAACTTTATGTTAGAGGTGTGCGCACCATTGCCTTGTTGTGTTAAATTCAAATCGCCGTTATCTGCATACCAAAATACGTCTGCATCTTTATTTCCAGATCCTTTTTGTATTACCCTGGTCGAATTATTATCAGCACCATTTGCATTGTAAACATACATATTGTGGTTGCCAGTTCCTTCTTGGGTACTCCAAATATCTGAGTTATCAGCAAACGTCAAAAACTTAGCGTACATATCATTGCCAGTTTGCTCGATCTTATAAACATTATTGTTACCAGTGCCTAATATCAAAGCATCGTTATCGTTACCGGTTTGTATGATAGTAGAGCTGTTATCGTCTTGGTCCATATCTATGACCGCGTAATTGTCGTCTCCATCAACAGTAATTGACCAGACCTGACTATCGTGATTAGACCAAACAGATTGAGCGTAAGCTACGTTTGAGCTGCCGTCCACGCTTACGCCAATCGTGGCGTTATCACAGGTATGTGTATTAACTAAAGTGTTATCAAAACTTCCTAGGCCGCAATAAACACCAGTAACATTGCCGGCGCCTACTTGTTTGACTGTAATACTAGAACCAGATCCTTTTGTCTGCACAATGACAGAGTTATCGGCATACGCTTGTATACTATGGAGACTGATTAATAATAATAGTGTTATCGCCCGCACCATTTATTTCTACCTCCATAATCATTCCAGCTGAATTAATATTTACATACGATGAAGCATCTTTATCAATACCTATATCAAACGTGTTTTCACCCTGGTGTACCAAATAAACATGGTCGCCCTCGACGAATGAATACGTCTGATACACAGGATCGTACCCAGGTATTATACCTTGTAATTCGACTCCGTTTAATTCACCACCAGATGTTTCTTTTTTCTTAGAGCCGGCTTCAACTATATCTAAAAGATCCACAAGAAAATCAAAACTTAATAAATCTATATCCAGTCGGTTTATTTCTTCCTCTTCTTCGAGG